CAACTCGTCATAAGACTTGATTTCAAGGACCTCGTCCAAGCTTGGAACTTCATCCAGTATTTCCTCGGGGTAGTCTTTGTCCCTAGTTTCAAAATCAATTCGACCCGCTTCGGGGTAGGGTTTGCCATTAGGAGCTTTTTCACTACTGAAAATTACCCGCAAGGTGTAACCACCTTCCAGATTTGGGAACTTCTTATATTCTTCCTTGATGGCAACGTCTCTGTTCAATTGCTTCTGGAAGTTATGCCACGACATATCAAAGATATGTGGTTCTTCTTTGAACTCGGTATGTCCTATAGGAACAACTACATACAATACCCGTTTTTTCGCATTCAGATTGGTGAGTTCATCCTTACTTGCTCCTTGTTGTGCCCGCTCTCCACGGTATTCACAAATAGGACAAGGTTTACCAACGGATGTGGGACAGACAACCTTTTCATTGTTGACCCCCACATTGACGTGAATTTTGAAAGGGCGTTTCCACCAAAGATTGCCTTCAACAGCAACACTTCTAGCTTCGTTTCTATCCGGGTGATTCTTCATGCTTACCTCATAGGGGATTATATCAAAGTTAGCCGTTTCCCCGGCTTCTACTTTGAATATCTTAATCCCTTTAGGTAGCTTAATATACCCGTAGGAACTTTGTTCACGTTTTTGTTTTTCAAGATCAGCACCTACTTGATCACTAAAGTCGATGCTTGTTCTACGTTTTTTTGCACACATATATTTACAATTTAAAATTACTATTTATACGCCTTAGCAAAATCGTCAGCTTCATCTAGACATTGATTGACGATCTGATCACGAACTTTAATTGGGTCCTCATCCGGGCCAACAGTTCGGGCTTCACCAAGAGAAATTTTTACATTCTCATAGTTCCCAAGGTTGACAGTACGTTCAACGTTGCACCACACCTTGTTTTCTTCACTCTTGATTTCCTTTATCTCCTTTACTTGTTGTGTCATCTTTTCTACTTCTTCTTCTTTGACCTAGGTTTTCTGAAATATCAGCATCCAATTTAGTTTCCTGTTGTTTCTGCTTTATGCGCTCCCCACTCAAATCTCTGGGGGTCATTGGTGGAGCAAAATAACCAAGATTAAGCAATCGTCCCAATTCTTGCAAAGCTTCTTTCCGATCATGGATTGCATCGACAGCCCCCCGAGCTATTCTTGCTTCGTACTTAGCTTCGATATAATCTTCTGCAGCCCCTTGGTATCTTGTAGATCGTTTGATGGCAGCCTCGACTGTAGATTCTGTGACCTTGGCAATACCAAATAGTTCTGGATGGTCACGAACCTCTTTATCTAATTGAGCAGCTACGAAATCAAGCTTCTCCTTTTTCTCATCCCGCTCCTTTTCTTTCTCCGAAGCATGTTCAATATACTTCATCATCAGCGGGGCTTGCTCTAACCACTCCAAGTCTAGGGCATTCTCATCAATTTGTACGTCTTGTTCGTAATTGATTTCTTTTTTCATATGACTTACTCATCACCATTTAGTTTTACTTTTTCCAAAATGAAATAAGGGAAACAATAAGGACGAAACAAGCCCATAGTCTTTCCAGTTTCTTTGGTTAGAATCTGGAATCCATTTTCTTTGGCATCATCTGCAATCACCCCGTATTGGCCAACATGGGAATCCATATCCTCATTCCAACCATTTTCCCATCCATTTTCACCATCCTTAGCAGCACGGGTAATTTTTACAATATCTCCGGGTTCAAACCCACTAGCATTGTGTTCTTCAAGATAAGCTTCTGCTTCTTTTTTTGTTGTGTACTCAAATTCAGTAGTTTCCATAGCTTCGATATTTATTGATTTAACATTTTACTACCACCTATTAGGTAGTCGTTCACTAAAATTATTAAGTTTAAAATCTTCTTGGAATAATTCAATTGCTTTCCCGTCATTTAAACGGATTACTTCATACTTAATATCGGTACCATCTATAAGTTTTATTTCTTCAATGGACACAACAATACCATCCCATTCACCTTTCTTATGGGTTATAAAATCCCCGATTCTAATATCTTCATTCATAATTATACATCTTAAATACCTCCACTTCGGGTAACTGCGTAGCTTGCAAAAACAACCCCCGCAAACCCCACATTCCAAAATGGCTCATAAAATTCTTGAATGACTAACGCTGCTCGGTCACTGGCATTGGAACCATTCAGAATAACAGCCTGTGCATAACCTAATACGTGTCGTCTTATTGACTCCGGGTCTTGGTCTTTCAATCCTTTAAGAATAGTATTGACTTTCTTCAAGCTTGCTGAACCAAGCAATGCCCTACAAAGTTCTATGGATTGTGCCTTTTGATCGCTCTCTTGCTTTGCAGCTTCCAATCGTTTGTCTTCATCAACAGCAAGCACTTGTTCCAATATTTGTAAGGCATTGCGAGGCAAGCCACCAGAGGAATCAACTATCTGATCATAAATTTCTTTTGTCAGTTTCTCACCTTCCGATTTGGCAACATGGCGCAGCAATCGAACGGTGTCTTTCTCGTCCAATGGTTTAAATTCAAAATGACTACAACGCCCACGCAGGGTGGGAATAAGTTTCTCAGGTTCGGTAGTACAAAGGATAAAGTATGCGTAGTCTGGTGGTTCTTCTAATAGTTTGAGGAAAGCATTCTGAGCATCAGTAGTTAGCTTGTGGCATTCATCAATAACATAAACTCGGGCCATCCCATCCATTGGTTTGTAACCAACTTTCCTAATAATATCCCGAATGTTATCAATCCCTCGATGATCAGCAGTATCAATTTCCCGGTAATCAGCAAGACTGCAACCGAGTTTGTCCGCAATTATACGGGCGGTTGTAGTCTTGCCTGTACCGGTTACACCAGACAGCAAAACGGAATTGGGGAAAGGAGGACGGGCAAATAGTCCATTCAATTTGCTTATAGTGTCTTTGTTACCAAAAAGGTCTTCAAGATTCTTAGGTCTGTATTTGGTTGCTAGGCTCATATATCCAAATCTATATTTACTTCGTTTACGATTGAACTTCTACCTTGCACATCAGTTAAATCCAACATTTCTACATCTACACTATAAACACCTATTTTATACTTACTTCGCAGTACCCGGATGCGATCGTTGATCATATCTCGTATTTCCTTTTCAAAACGAGTTTTATCAGCTACAAATTCAGACAGGTAAGGTTCCTTTTCCATTGTCGTTAGGTTTTTGGGGTTAATCAGATCACTTATAAACTAACTAATTGGCAATTAATTATAACAGTGTTTGCTGTGAGTGATCTTATCAGGACACTTTTTTTGCTATCCCCAGCTAACAAAATTTGCTGTTTGTGTCCTTATCGGATGTGTGTTTTCTGGCTCCATTATAGCACGGATAAAGATTTGCTGTAACACATCCTATCAGGTTAGCATTTTATACGTTGCTCTACCAATTGAGCTACCCTTGTGGCCTAGCCTACAAGAGGTTGGAGTCGAACCAACAACCCACGGCTTACGAGGCATCTTAGGATTTGCTGTCACTAACCTTATCAGAAGACTGTTGCATTGTCCGGTGTCTTTACCAATTTGACCACCCCCCAATTCATCAAACCTATTGTCGGGGGGGCAGGACTCGAACCTGCAATTCCCGGGTTCCTGTCGCATATGAATTTGCTGTTAGTCTTCTTATCAGGTGTGCGTCAAGTTTACGCCTATGTAAAATATAAAGATTTGCTGCAGCACACCTTAATCATGGGAAAAAATGAAAGAACTTTAAAAGTACCCCGTCATGCACGACACAGACTCGATTTCCAACCCAAAGGAAATGACGGGGTACTGAGGACTAAACCTCAACTTGATTCAACAATTCTTGGTCCATTGCAGCCTCAAACAAATCTTCGGCTGTTTTGGGAACTTTGTTTTGGGATTTCAGCCCGGTGAGGAAAGCCATTACACTGGCATCATACCCACTAAAGTAGAAGGTGTTTTCCTCGTCACCATAGGTTTCAAATTTCTCACCAGTATCATCACCATAGTATCTAGACTGCAAATTCCAAAGGATGATTTTGAAATTGGAAACATACTGCCTAGAGAAACCGGCATCCCTCAAAATCCTTTTAGCCGCAACCAAATTGGTTTCGCCCAAAGAAGCGGGATCAAATTCACCATCTGATATACAAATGATTCCGGTAGGAAATTCGCTTTCATCTACCCCCTTACGGGTTTTAATTTCAGCAAAAAGCCTTATTACAGACAGGAA